GCCTTCCAGTACGGGACGATGGCGTTACCCCACAGTTCTTCAATACGCTCGATCGTGCTTCCTTCGTGCTTGCACTGATACGGATTCGTGCCAACAAACGAGTCCGAATTCACGTAGCCGAACGATCCGATGATTGCATCGGGGCGAGAGGCAAAATTCCGCGTGATCGTCGCTCGCGTCAGAGACTCCTCGACGGTCAGCCCTTCAAAATAATCGTTTGCACTGTTCGTGAGCGGTCGCCTGTCCGTCCCGTCGTAGTAGGAAAGCGCCGGAATCTGCTCGCCCGACACGACCTCAAATTTCCACTCTGGGATTCTGTCAAGCGGCCCGAGTGCCTGATTCGTCGTCAGCACCGCGTACTCAAGGATGACCTCGACGTGGTACGGATTCTCCCCGAACGTCTCGTTCATCACGATTTTGCGGAGCTTCAGAAATGAAAACTCCGGGTGGGCGACGCCCCACAGTCCGCCGCCGACAGCGTTGACGACATCCAGGTTCGCCGTGGGCGTGACTGTGGCGTTGTCGTCAAGGATGACAACAAACCGCCGTTTCGCCACGGTCGACTCGCCGATAGCGCCCTCGATGGTGCGACCAAGTTCGCGGAAGCTTGCGACTGCCATCAGAAAATCTCCGCTGGCGTGTTGAGGTAGCCGGCGACGGCGTTAGTGATGGCAGTGCGGATGCCCTGCAGCTGCTTCGTCTGTAGGCGGGCCTCGATCAGCTGCGGGTCTTGCGCCTGAGCGCCGAGCCCGAGGACGAGCTTCGCCCCCTCGGCGGTGCGAATGTCGGCAGTCGCCACCGGCCCCTGCACGGGACGGGCAAGCTCCGCTCGGCGGGCAAGCTCTGCACCGGCTCTCGCAGTTGCCGCGATAGCGTCGTTCGCCGACGCCAGCATCCGCTGCTGCGACTGTGCGGCCCTCTGCTGCTGGGCAATCGCGGCACCGAACTGCTGATTGCCGCCAGCGGCCTGCTGCTGCGAGCTTATCCGGCCCGCGGCGATGTTTTTCTCTATCTTCTCTGCCTGCCGAAGCTGCTTGAGCCTGGCCGTGCCATCCTTTGCGGCCTTGAGGTTCCCTGCGTCGCGAGCCTCCTGCACTGCCTGCTCTTCCGCGTTGATCCTGTCCTGCAGCGCCTGGATGTTGAGTGCCGCCTGCTTCTTGCGCTCCTCCACCTGTGCCGCGAAATCAAGCTCCGCACGCTGCCGCTCGTCGAGCTGGCCACGCAGGAACTCTTCGACACGCTGGGCACCAGCTGCACGCTGTTCAAAAATCTCTTGCTGGCGGGCAACTTCTTTGTCGTATGCCTCTTTGCCGAGGAAGCCGTCTCGGGCCTTTGCTTGGGCAGCCTCAATTCCTGCCCGGAGATCGCTGGCGGCAATCTGCCCTGCAACGCCAAAACTCTTAGTTTTGTCGATGATGTCTTCAATGCTCTTGGACGTTGCCTCAAATGCTTTGCCAAAGCCGTCGCCGAAGCCTTGGTCGGCAGCCTGCTTGAGGTCGGCGAGCTTGGTGGACTCTTGGTCAACCTGGGCGAGCCGCGATGCGGCGGCGTCCGCTGCGATTACGTTTCCGGCCTCTCGCTGCTTGCGAATTTCTTCTTCAAGCCGCAACTGCTCTCGCTGCACCGCCGCCTGATTCTTCTCCATCTCCGTGGTCGTGTTGTTCTGGGCGAGAAGCGCATTTACACGGTCTTGGTCAGCCTTGACGATTGACTGCTGCAACTCCTCGATCTTCTTGAAGCCTTCGATCTGCTTGTCGTACTCGCCAGTAGCCTTCTCAACCTCATTGGCAAGCGCGGCAGCGTTGATTCTGCCATCCTCGAACTGATTGCCGAGGTCGCGGAGCTTTTCTTGAAAGCCAGCAGCAGCATCAAAGCCGGCCTGGCCGAACTTAGTTGAATCGTCCGCCACTTTATTGATCTTCTGCTGCAGGCCATCAAGCGTCTTTTGCGTGTCATCAGAGATCTTGATGTCGAGCTTTGCGTCTTCTTCGATTCTTTTCAGCTCGCCCTTGAACGCTTCGCCTGCCCTAGCGGCCTCTCGCTTGAACGTTTCCTCGTTGAACAGGCCAGCGTCAAGCTGATCCTTGAGCTTGTTGATCGACTCTTGGTATGTGACGGCGGCGTCAAATCCTGCCTGCCCAAACTTCGACGATTCATCAATGGCCTTGCTGACGCTAGACGTGATGTCGTCGAGCGTTTTTTGGAAGTCCTTGCTTTCTTTGAGAAGCTCCTCAATCGCACCGCCGCCGTTGACCTCAACGGTGGCCTCAACAGGCTTTTCGATCTCTGGGACAATGCCAAGCCAATTCTCGGCAAACTTCAAGACGCTTTCGATGAATCCGCCAACCTGCCCGACGACATACTTGATGCCTTCCCATATCCCTGTGAAGCCAGCAACAAAGGAGTTAACGAGTGACGATACAACTTCAGACAGGCCAGTGAACTCAAGGACTTTGGAAACAAACGCCTGAACGATCTCGATTGTGTACGCAATCGTTTTTCCGATCACGTCTCCGAGCTTGAAGAATGTGGCTGTGGCAATTGCAGACACTCGCTCAAACGTTTGCCACAAGTACGTGAAGGTCTCGTTCAGGCCTTCTGCGGCAGCCGTGAACTTGAAGAACTCGCGGAACGCGTTGATCACATCGTTTATGCGACCAAATAGCTCGGTAAGAAATCGACTCTGAGCGTCAAAGACGCTGCTTACAAGCCTGCCGGCCGTAGCGAATGGCTCAAGTGCAAAGCCAATTAGGTTCGACAGAACGGAGCCAAACTGGAGAAATACATTGATTGCGCCGCCAACGCCGCTTGCGATTGGCGACAAGATGTCAAGAATGCTGCCGACATTTCTGCCAACGACGGCAATTGTCGATGCAAAGCCATCGCTCAAGCTCTGAACGGTGCCGATGAATGGCGTCAGCACCTCGTTGCCGAAACCTTTCGTGGCGGCCCCAACGGCGTCAAACGAGTCTCCTAGCGCGAGAATGCGGTCTCGGTCGATGTCGGCGATGCGAGCATTGAATCTTTCTAGCGTTTTTTCGCCAGCTGCCAGGTTCTGGAACGCAGGCAGCAGCTCGGCGCCTGCGCGACCAAACACTGCAGTGGCAGCGGCAGCTCTTTTTGCTGGGTCTTCTATGCCGTTGAGGCGCTCGGCAATGAGGCGAATCTGCTCTTCGCTGTCCTTGCCTTTGATGTCATCAAAGCTAAGGCCTACAGCCTCAAGGGACTTGGCAGCTTTCTTGCTCTCTTCGTCGGCGCCAGCGAGCGTGCGCAAGAGCCTCGTCATGGCAGTGTTGACTGTTCCGAACGACACGCCAGCCATTTCGGACGATTGCTTAAGCGTCTCGACGAACTGAAACGAGACGCCAAGCTTTGTGGCGGTGTTTGTCAGTGACTCAAGCTCACCCTCAAGGCTTTTCAGGCCAGCGGCGGCGGCGCCAAGCCCAGCAATCGCGGCAGTAGCTATTCCTGCCGGCGAGGCCAAGAAGGTGAGCGAGCTGGCAAACCCGGAGATGGCCTGCATCGGGTTGTCTAGGATTTTCCCAAGCCCCTCAGCCGAGCTGGCGAGGCTTGAGATCTTTGCGGCAACGCCTCCTATCGGGCCAGGCAATAGCCCCAAGAACCCAGACACTTCGTTCAGCTGCAGGCCGGCTTCGCCAGACTTGTCAGCAAGATCACCGGTGGCACCGGCAGCCTTGGCGGCGGCCTCGGTTGCTTTGTCGAGGATTGCAGCTTGGCGCTCTCGCTCGGTGTTTAGCTGCTCGGTGGTCAGCAGGCCTCTTGCCTCAAGCTCTTCGGCACGCGCGACGGCGGTCTCGTACGAGGCGAGGGCGCGCTCCTCTGCAGACAGGCTGGCCTCGACGATTTTGGCTGCTTCGTCTTTGGCTCTTGCCAGCTCGCGCTCTGCTTCTGCAGCGGAAGCAGATGCGCCAGATGCATCGGCGCGCGCTCTTGCCGCAACATCCTCAGATATGGCTCCGCTCTCAAGCAGGTCTTGGATTTTTTGCAGCTCGATCGCACGCTTCTCGTCTTCTGTGCGATACCTTTCTGCAACACGCGCGCCCTCCTCGAATGCCTTTGATGCGCTGTCGACCTCGGCGGCCAGCTGCTCAAATGCAGCGGCATACTCCTGCGGGGTAATCACCCGGGAGTCCAGCTGATCGGCAAGCGCAGAGAACTTGTCTGCGAACTGCTCCTGAGCTAGAGCGGCCGCAGCGCTCTTTTCAGCGAGCGGACCAAATGCATTCGTGACCTTCTCCGCCTGCTTGCCGAGATTGTCAAGAGCGCGCTCAGCTTGCGTCAGGCTCTTGGAAACGCCGCTCGCGTCGCCTGTGATCTTTAGCGCTAGGCCAAGTACGTTTGCCATTAGCCACCTAGCGCCGACTGTAGCATCTTGATCTGTGCGAGCATCTGATCCTCATGCTGCGGCGGATGCTCAATCGGGTTGAAGTCCTCGGCACTCGGCGCCTTGCCTTTTGCGGAGTACGGTGCCAGCATCGCACTTACCTCGAGTCCTGTCTGTCTCCACGGATCTGGCAGCGCCTGGAAGTACCTCGTGTAGGCCATCCACTCCGACAGCTCGCGAGAGTCCATCCGCTCGCACAGTTCACCGACCGTCATTTTCAAGTGCCCCGCCAAAGCGAAGATGAACCTCCGCGTCGGCGAGACACTCAGGTTTTCCCCAGCTGCTCGACATCCGCCTCCGTCATGTTGTTGTGCTGCAGCGCCTCATCGAAAAGCCTGCCCATGACGGCCCCGCTCTTGTTCGCGAGCGCGGCGACCTGCTCGCGGGTAAAGAGCAGCTCGCCCTTCTCGTTGCAAAGCACCCTGCACAGGTACTCGGTGCGGAAGTTCTCCACGCCGGTCTCGCGCTTGCCCATCCAGAGCCGCTCGTAGGAGTCACGCTCGCCGACGCTCATCACGCGGATGTAGACGTCGTCGCCCCACTCCCTGACGTGAATCTTCTTCAGCCCGAGGTCGTCGCTTGCCAGAATCTTTC